GGCACTTTAATATAGTATACACCTGACCACATAGAGTTAGGATGTGTATGTGTTTTATTATAGCTGTATGTTGGATTAATGTTAGCCCACATATTACCAAGTCCTAACTTACCTGTAACACCAAAGTCTGCGTTACATTCGTAAGCCATTTTAAATAATTCATCGATAAGAGGTTTGTATTCTTTTCTCTTATCCATATCGGTTTTACTATGCCAACCAAAACCAGAGTTTGTTTTTATCTCTCCTTTAGGATCTGCTTTACGCCACTTCTTTATTTCTTTAAATAGATATTTATTAAGTTCTTTAGAGTTAGGTATATCTTTAAAATAAACAGCAGTTGGAAATAGTATCTTTCTTTGAAGTTGACTCATTTAAATGGTGGGCCTCCAAACCACATCACTAAAGATTTTCTTACACCTTTTTTCACAGGTGCAACTTTGTGTCTTAAAAATGATGCAAAGAATATTGCTTGTCCTTGTTTCAGGGGAAGCGGTTTGCTATCACCCATTTCTGAAAAAAGAAGATCTCCACCTGTAAACTCTGATGGATCTGATAATAAACATGTCATAGATATTTTTCTAATTGGATTTTGACCATCTTGACCAAACGCATTAAGATCCATGTGCCAATCATAAAAACCTTTTTTAGGATAGACTGTAAACTGTGCAGGTTCCGTAAGTCTTACACCATCAAAATAAAAATGATTTAAATTTACTATAGATAATTGATTCTCAATTATTTTATACATCTGTGGTAGTTTAGTAAAAGGTATCCAAGAAATTGTTGTCACTCGTTTCTTAGTATCGTATTGACCTTTCTCTCCACCACCTACTTTTGCTTCTTCAGGTGCACATTGATGACCCGCGTTAATAATCATTTTACATTGTTCTGGTGTAAACATAGGTTGTGTAGTTGTGGCAACGTAAGATTGCCATGTTGGCATTCTTGGTATCATTCGTTTTGTCCTTGTCCAGTTCTTGAAGATACAGGATTGTAATCAACATCTACATTACAAACTAATGTTCTTCTTGTTTCTTTAGTTCCGTTAAATGGATATACGCAGTGTCTCATGTCATAAGGAAAAACATAAAAGTCACCAATCCTCATGTTAGGTGAATAGTCTGTTTTAGAAAACTGACCGTTAGCTGCACCTATAATCTGTAGTCTACCATTCATAGGTTTTGATTCTGCTGAATATTCTACGCCTGTTTCTTTTGGTAATTTTAAAATCATCACAGAAGATAAACCTGTATAGAGCTTACCTTGGTGTATGTGCACAGGATTATATTCATGTGCTTTCATTTCATTAACCCAAATAGAATTTATAGATTTTTG